GGATGCCATTTTCTTTTCATGATAACCGGCTTCCATTTCTTCATCTTCATGTTTGTAGCCTTCAACTTCCATTTTGCCACCGGACTTTTCTTGATATTCTCTCATATCTTTACATGGCATAAAGATGGTTTCTCCGTTTACATCGTGGGTATGGATTTCATCACAACCCATTTTCTTTGCTTGTTCCATAGCATCAGCCGGATTGTCATATTGATGACTTGCCGCTTCAACAGTTTCACCGCATCCACCACAACCGCAACCACAATCTTCTGATGCCATAGATATATTTTCATCCTGTTCTGTTATATCAATGTCTGCCTTTCGGCTTTTCTTAGGATGATTGCTTGGTAACAAATCATTATCTTGAACATATTTTGAGTTAGCAGGGCGACCTCTTCTAACTAATGTAAGGAATGCGTTTACTCTTGCCATAGACCATGCGGCTCTTGAAACTCCGGGTCTGTGGGAAGTCGAATACGCACCTGCACCACGCCTGTAAACTGCCTTAAGCATACCAAGTGTGACTTTTCTATCAGACTTTTCATTATGTGTTTTTACTTTTGCCTTTAAAGAATTAGTGACTTGTTCTGAAAAAGTGACTTTGCCTCCGGGTCTTGCCGAACCGGGTTCGTTCTTTTTAGAACCTCTTCTTCTATCTTCGGGTGGCGCAGGGGTTGAACGAGGGTCATGTTTAGATGCCTCAACCTTGCTACCTCCACGCCACTGTCTGCAAGACCAATATCGGGGAGTAGTTTTATCTTTAGCGGTATCGCAGTTATGGCGGTCACGGAATGCCTTACGCCTTTTTGGGTCGTCACGCTTAATTTCCATATTAGGGTCGCCAAATCTTACAATAATTACTTTACCGCTACTATTAGTGGTATAAACTGCAAATTTTTTCCTTTGACCGGGTGTGCGGAATGGTTTGTTAAGTGTGACTTTGCGACCTTGATATTCAGCCGCAGTGACATTTGTTTCGCCCCAATCTTCATAATCTTCTGATGCAGTGTGGGAATCGTTTTTGTCAAACCATTCTTGAAATGTTTTTTCATCTTTAGCAGGAAAATACATCATAGTGCCATCAGCCATTTTATCGCTATGAATTTCCCCATTGAATCCAATTTCTCTTGATTTTTTTCTTGCACCTTCGGGAGTTGAAAAAATGTAATCTTCCATACCTGCGGTAGCCTTTCTTTCAAAGTAAGAATTGCATACTGCGGCTCTTTGTTGTGGATTGCCAAACTCGTCAAGCATTTTGTCGTCACCCATACATCGTGACATAAAATCATCTTTGCTTTCTCCTTCTCTTGGGTCGGGCATATTATCATTCTCCTTGTGGTGATTTCTCATCTTCAATTATTATTTCTGCGTCTTTTCGCCATCCGTTTACATCAACCCATATATCTAAATGAATATTAAACGAATCTCCTTTAGGTATTTCGGTAATCGTGGCGACCTTAAAATCTTCCTGTTGATGAGTAATGTTATAACCATGTGTAAAGAATTTAAAATCAGTTTTGTTTTCAGCCCATTTCATGTATATGTCAACTTCGATATACTGCGTAGCATCACAAGACCAATCTGCATCCCAATATACTTTTAAGGAATTACTTTCTGTTTCGCTAACCCATTCAGTATAAGTATCGTAAAAGTTAGCCTTACATTCCGGTTGGGGTTCTTGATTATAATTACATGACCCATCATCTTCTGTTGCTTCGGGATTGTAGTTTTCAGCCATACTATCCATACAACCCCAAATAATTTCTTCTTTTGGTTTTGGTGGAGGAACATAATTATCTTCTTCCCAAACCCAATCATCACCTTCTCCGGCAGGGGTTAAATCAATTATACCGCCTAATTCAAGACCGCTTGTAGCCAACAACAACATAATAGGAATAAAAGCAGTTAATAATTTATGTGTTTTATTAACCATTTCTGTTGCTCGGTCTAATGCCGAAGTATTTTCTTTTATGGCATTACTATTGTTTAGTTTACCATCATCAAGAAGGTCGGCTATAATATCGCCTTTGTCACGACCTGTTAAACGAGCAATCTCATCAGCGTTTTCTAATGAGGCTTGTATATCGGGCGCACTTGACATTACTCTCCCTTCTTAGGTTTTAATTCCTTTATGTCGGGCAACTTTGTCATTTTAGCCATTTCTTGTGAATGGTCTTGTGCCGACTTAGCCATTTCTTGTTCGTGCTTTTGAGCAAGTTTTTCTAACTCAATCTTATGTTCCTTTTCGGCTTCATCCCTTAGCCTCTTATGTTCTAATTCGCTTGGTATATCGTCAACACCCTTTGTTTGTTCAGACTCCCACATACGAAGTATAGTGCTTAGTGCTGGCCCTGCCGTTCCACCAATAATTGCTATCAATGCGATAAATCCATCAAGATTAGCCAATACTACATCGGGCTTCCAAATACCCATAGCAACCACTGAACCACTTGCCAAAAGCCACAAGTAAATTGCAGGTATAACAGTTTTGCTAACCATCTTATCGTTAAATGTTTTGTTAGATTTACTCATTTTTCATCCCCTCTTGTTCATTGGTTCGTGGCAACTCACCGATATTTGTATTATTTGGTTTACTGCGTGAATTTCCTTCTCTTTCCGGTGAAAGATTTACAATATCTAATGCTTGATTAAGGGTTAGTATACCGGATTGATAACCCATAACTGCTCGCTTCATAGCATCTAATGGTGACTCTTCGGCAACAGGCTCAAAGTTAAATTCCGGCAAATCAGCCATTGTATGTTCTATACCTAATAACTCTAAGTGCTTTGAAAACAATTTCATAACTTCTTGTTTAACTACATCTTGTAATCTTCTAATTGCAGTGTTAGCCCACATATTAGCGTTGTATGTAGCCGCAAATGTTGAACCACGCTCTTGACCTGCGGCTACTCTTGGAACATGAAGAACGGCGGCTATGTTGCTACCAACCATGTCAAGGAATGTGCTATTGTCGGGGATTGTGTTGTTTAAATCGACATGGTGTAGTTGCACATAACTTGGTAAGATTGGCATTTGGTCGCCACGCAAATTTTCAAACAATGATATTACTTCATCCATAATTTTTTCAAGTCTTTCGGCTTGTTCATCGGGGTCTGTAATATGCTCAATAGCGGATTTGTCAATTGTAATAAATTGCTTAGTTAGCGCATCTTCAAGTGCAATTCTGTTATTCATACTGTTATACTTTACACGAATTGCTTGTTTTAGCGAAGTAAATCGGGATGCACCCCATACACCGTATGTCTTACGGGTTTTACTATCTGTCAGCCAATTGCTACGATAGTCAATTCTAAAGTGCATTACTTCTGAACGAGGGAATACCTGCATAGTGTATTGTCCTTCACGCAGTATGTAGTAATTGTTGTTGTTAATGTAGGTGTATTCATCGGCTGAAAACGCAGTGCCGTCAGCCCCCCTTTCGTCAACAATAGTCATTTGTTTTATGGGTAAATTTTGCACATCGGTAATACCAACACCACTTCTGCCAACCAACTTGTTTATGTCGTTACCATATACCATTAAGTTTCGCATAGAATTGATTAGTATGTCATCGAAGTCAATGGTTTCAATAAGAGTCATTATACCGTTGCGTATGCGTTGATTCTTGGCTTTCTTATAGTCTATGTGGTAGTTATTACCTGTTAGTGCTACGCTTCGCACTGCACCGTTTAATTCGGGGTCTAAGCGAACCATAGAATCATACAAGTCAAACTCATTATCATAGTTTGTGTCACTTTGAAAATCATTTGTTTCCGAAAAAATGTTAGGTAAACCTGCGGCTACTGAAAATGGAACATTTGTTGCCACCCTACGAGCCGGTTTTTCATCGGCCACTACTACTCTCTTACTAAACGGCCACCAATTAGGCATAAATTACCCACCTTCGGTCTGTTTTTTAATTATTTTTGTGTTTTAAACGGAGAACTCCACCGTTTTACAATATTTTTACGCTTTTTGTATTTTGTTATTCTATACAATACAAAGACCCAAAACAATAATTCAAGGAGGATAAAAATAAATCCAATTGTAGGGGTGTAATACAAGTCAAAGGCCATTTCCTAACTACCTCTTCCATGTAGTATGGTATAACACCATTTGATTGATAATATTTCGCCATTGTTAATTCTTTTACTAATTTCAGTTTTTACTGAAAGAATTAATTCGATGCACTGCGTTACAATTCGCCTAATTCTTGAATTGTTTCTATAACGGTTTAAGTAAAAGTAGTAATTAATATCTGCAAGGCTAAGAAATATGTCTATGAATTAATTCAAGAATTATACAAAACCGCTATACTGCGTTGCAAAAAATTCTTTCAGTAACCACTGAAATTACTGAAAATATACAAGTTAATAAAGGGGTGGCTCTTAGCACTGTTTAATGGGAAGATGTTCTGCTAATGTTGGCTACGAATTAATTAACGAACACTACGATGATACAATGTCTGTTCTTGCAAATGCAAGGAATTTACATGGTATTAGTGATATTCGCAGTGTAAAAGGATGGGAAATGGCGATTTATCGTTGGCGAAGAGGTGAAAAAATAAAAACACCAACGGAAACAATAAGTGCGCCTGTTGAAAAGTCATATTATTATGATGAAACTAATGATACTTATGCTACATTTTTGGCAATCGCAGGTAAAATGATTATCGTTGATGGTGAAAAACACCGTGAAATGAAAACTGCTTACTCTAATATGATTGGCGAACAGTTAAGCATTTCTGAAATGGCACGAAAGTTTGATATGCCTAAAGCATGGCTTGAAGAATACAAGCGAAGGCATGGTTGGAGTCACGACATGAATCCATATACCGATGAACAAATACAACAAAATGATGTTGATGATTTAATAACAGACTTAATGACTCAAAAAAGAAATGAGTTGCACATTAAGTTTGAAAAACAAAAGTGGAAAACGATACAAAAAGATGCTGAAAAATATCAAAAGTTTGAATATGAAGTTTTGAATGAGTTTAGAGAGTTAATACCACAGGCTGATTTAGAAGTAACAAAACTTGAAATGGTTGATGGAGGTCATGATTATTCCCTTGTTGTATCACCAACAGATTTTCATTGGGGTAAATATGGTTGGGTTGACGAAGTAGGTGAAAAATATGACTTTGAAGAAGCCAAAAAACGCCTTATGGAAAAAACAAGTGAGTTGATTACAAGGTTGCCATCAAGACCGGAACAGATTATTTTATCGACAGGTAGCGATTGGTTCCATGTTGATACCGATACAGGCACTACTACAAGAGGCACACCACAAGATATGTGCGGTAGCCCTGCTGAAATCCTAATGACAGGTTGCCAAATGGCAAGAGAGCATATTGATTTGCTACGACAAGTTGCACCTGTTAAAGTTGTCTTTATGCCGGGTAATCATGACCGCATGAGCGCAATTGCTTTGATGATGTATTTGTCGGCAGTGTATGAAAATGTTGAAGATTGCGAAGTAGTAGTTAGTCCATCAACCCGACAATATGTTGAATACGGTAATAACTTACTTGGATTTATTCATGGTGATGGTGCTAAGAATCTTGTTGAGTTAATGTCATGTGAAAAGCGTGAGTTATGGGGCAAGTGCGAACACCATATTTGGTTTCACGGACATTTGCACCACAGAAAACTTACAGAAAATAAAGGTGCTATGATTATTCAACTACCAAGTTTAGCAGGTCACGATAGATACCATGCTCGACAAGGTTATACAACAAGTAAAGCCGGATTAGCGGCACACATCATAGACAAAGAAAAGGGTCTAATTGGTAGTTTATTCGCGCCGGTGGTGGAACATTGAGCATTACGCAAAAACAAAAATCAATAAAGTTTCCCCAAAAAAAACTACGAAAGTGTAATACTTGTGGTTATGAAGCAATAGTAATGTATAACACACATAAAGTATGGTGTAGTCAAACTAAAAAAAGTAAATACTGCGGCACTATGAGGGTGATTAGAAATGAGTAGTCAAAGAGAAAGTGTAATATGCACAAATCCCGCTTGTGGTTGGGCTTCTCGCTACTACCCTCGCCAAAAGGCTTTAACAAGAGAATGTCCCGTATGCTTTTTGCGCTCGCTTAAAGCGCGGTGAAAAGTATGTATAATATTACAAAGGATATAAATTGGAGTTTACCTGTTAAAATGTGCGTGATTGAGTATGTCAAGTTTAAAAAGAGCATTAGCGTTTGAAAGAGCAAAAACAGATGTAAAGTATTTTTACAAGTGGCTTGGCTATTCTTGGGGTAGTCATATTGGCGAATGGATGGATATGTATTCAGCCAACGATGGTTTGCACATAAATAGAGTTTGTATTATCGCACCACGAAGCCATAGTAAATCTGTTACTTTAGGGGTAAAACTATTGCATATGTGTTTGTTTGAAAAATTCAATGGTAAACCTATGGATATATGGTTGTTTTCAGCAAGCCAAGATACGGCTAAAAGACGATTGGCTGAAATCCGTAAAGACATAACAAGTCACAAAGAATTATCTCGCTACCTCAATACCAAAAAAGGTGG